TGATACAGCATCTATTAATCAAGGTATTGGTGCTGTACTACTGACATCAAATACTCCTGTTAGTCCATCTACATCAACTACATATACTATTATTGCTAGTGGTCCTGGAGGTACTGATACTGCTAGTGTAACAGCTAATGTTTGTCAAATACCTCAAATTAGTGCCAATTTCCCAGCTAATATAGATTATGGGGAACAATTTAATGTAGATATTACATATGCTGCAGCACCAACTGTTCAAGTAACAGCATTGATGACTTATACTGATGGTAGTGTTGCTAATGTTGTATTTGACTTGGCAGGCAATGATAGTGACAAAAATATTACACAAAAAATTGAAACATTTAATTCATCCATTGTATATACTGATTTTGGACCTGAGTTTATTTCATATAGTTTATCAGCACAGGGATGTGGTGGAACAACTAATGTAAATGTTACTCCAACATTAACTATTGAAATTGATGAGTTACCTGATAATATTACTATACCAGATAGTTTAGAACAAACACCATCTGATGACGTAGAAGCACCAGAAATTGATATTGTTCTCAGTGACCCCATTGTTGTCACGGATATTGATATTCCTGTTGAAATTAGATCAGACAAACCAATTCAAGTTAGGTTTGACGATGCTGATCCTCTAATTGAAGCAAATTGGAAAGATGTAAGAAGTAGGGACGTTTAATGAGTTCATCACCTGTTAGTTACAACATATCATTTGGGGGCCAATCAGGAACAATTCCTGGTGGTGCTCAAAATATTTCTTTAAGTATTGCAGCAGGATCAGGAGGTTCTGGAGGTTTTGACTCTGGTGGTCCTGGTGGCGGTGGAGGTAATGGTAGATCTGGTAATTTTACTATTCCAACATCAAATAGCAATAGATCTTTTACTGGTAGATGGGGTGCTAGAGGTAGTAATGGTCCTGGTGGAACTGGTGCTGCTGTTGGTGGTCCTGGCGGAAATATTGCTGGTGGAAGTGGCAAAGGTGGCAAAGGTGGTGATGATGGAACTAGTGGATGGTCTGGTTGTGGAGCAGGTGGGGGAGCAGCATCTGTATTTTATTTGGGTGGAAATATTGTAGTTACCGCTGGAGGCGGTGGTGGAGGTGGAGGTGGATCCTACTCATGTGGTGGTGCTCAACGTCCTGGTGGCACTGGCGGCACTGGTGGTGGGTTTTCATCTGGTGGTGTTGGTTTATCTAATGGTGGCGGCGGCGGTTCTCCTGGTGGTGGAGACGGCGGAGGCGGCGGCGGTGGAGGCGGCGGTTCTTCAGGCGGCGGTGGCGGCGGTCAAGGTGTTGATTGTAACTATGGCGGCGGTGGAGGAGGCGGTGGAACTTCCAGATACAACAGCAGTAAAGTTAGTTTTGTTAATCAGTCAACCAATAGTGGTAATGGTAGCATGACGCTATCATTCACAGTCACAATTGCCGAGATCACTTCATTTACTATATCACCTAATACTATAATTGCTGGACAATCTGCTACATTGTCGTGGAATACTGCCGACTCTACATCAAGAAGTATCAATCAAGGTATTGGTTCTGTTGGTGTTTCTGGTTCAACTACAATTAGTCCTGGTAGTTCTAGAACTTATACAATGACTGCAATTGGATTAGCAGGTAATGATACAGCAGATGCTAGCATTACAGTTTATCCACCAACAATTGCTACCATTTCCGCATCTCCTAACTCAATAATTGTTGGACAAAATTCTACATTGAGTTGGGTTGTTTCTGGTGCTGGTGGCACCACAGCATCTATTAATCAAGGTATTGGTGCTGTTGTTTTAACATCAAATACTTCAGTTTCGCCATCAACCAGCACTACGTACACAATTAATGCTAGTGGTCTTGGTGGTACTGATAGTGATAGTGTAACAATTTCAGTATATCAACTACCAGAAATTAGTTATAATGTTCCAACTAATATAGATTATGGAGATACTTTACAATTTCCAGTAACATATAGATACGCTAGTGGTGGTGTCAATGGAACTATTACATATACTATGAGAAACTCCACTACTGGTGCGAACCAAACTCAAGTACAAAATGTATTTTTATCTGGAACTAGTTCGGATGAATCAGGTGCAGAGAAAACAGGTAATGTTGTTGCTAATATTCCATATGGTTTACATGGTGTATTTGCTATAGATATTTCTTTGTCTTCCAATGGTGCGGGAGGAGTTACAAATCAAGTAGAAACTATAAATGTTAATGTTGATGAATTACCCGATAATATTACTATACCAAATAGTTTAGAACAAATACCATCAGATGATGTAGAAGCACCTGATTTTGATATTGTTCTCAGTGACCCCATTGTTGTAAGTGATATTGATGTTGCTGTTGAAATTAAATCAAACAAACCAATACAAGTTAGGTTTGATGACGATGATCCATTAATAAACTCCAATTGGTACGACGTGCGTCCTAACTAATGACACAAGATTTTAATTTTACTAGTAGATCTAACGGCGGTCCTCAATTCTATGAGCCGAATTGGTCTAATTTCATGAACACCTACAATGTAGGTGGTAGAGATACTTCTGGTACTCCTGGTCCTAATAGGACATATTCATGGACTATCACTTTTAATAATTATGGCAGACAACAATTCTATGCTAATGTGGATGATAATGGGGCAATTTATATTAATGGCAATTATGAAATGGGAATGGGTGGATTTGGAACGCAAAGTTTAGTCACTACCACAAATTATTATGGACCAGGCACATATACTCTTAGTGCTAATGCTAATAATAGTGGTGGTGGACCTTGGGGTATTGCTATAGATTGGGTTGGATTTGTTCCACCACCACTTGTTTATGGATGTACAGATTCCCGTGCTACAAACTATAATCCAAACGCAGATGTTGATAATGGAACCTGTTCATATCCTACACCATCTAATACTCTTACTATAACTCCTAATGTTATAATTGCGGGTGCGAATGCTACTCTAGCATGGTCTGTCAGTGGTTCTACATCACAAACTTTGACAGGTTCTGGTAGTGTTGCGTCTAGTGGGTCTTTAACAAAATCTCCTACTAATAGTACAACTTATACGTTAGTTTCGAGTTATTATGGTATCACCAGCAGAACTACTGCTGTAACTATAACTGTATATCAACCAGTAGTTGCTCAATTTACAGGTGTATCTTCAAACCCTATTATTGTTGGACAATCAACAACTCTAACTTGGGTAGTATCAGGTTCTGCTAATACTCCTGCTACTATTAATCAAGGTATTGGTGCTGTATTGTTTAGTAGCAATAAATCTGTATCTCCATCTAGTACAACCACATATACTTTATCTGCCAGCGGACCTGGTGGTAGTGATAGTGATTCTGTGACTATTGTAGTAAATCAATTACCACAAATTAGTTATAATGTTCCAACTAATATAGATTATGGAGCAAGCGTAGGGTTTGTAGTGACATATAGGTATGCAACAGGTGGAGTCAATGGTACAGCAGTTTATAGTGTTAGAAATCCTACTACTGGAAGTTTTATTACTGTTTCACAAAATATTAGTTTACCTGGAACAACATCTGATCAAAGTGGTAGTGCCATTACAGGTAACGTTAATTTAAGTATTCCTTGGACAGTACAAGGTGTATTTGGTGTAGAAATTTCTTTAGCTGCTTCTGGTGGTGGTGGTACTACCAACGTATCGAACTCTATAGATGTCAATATTGATGAACTACCTGACTCTATTACTATTGACCCTAGTCTAAATCAAGTTCCAACAGATAATGTATTGGCACCTGATCAAGAGTCAGTACTGAGTGACCCTATTATTGTTGATAATATTGATGTTGCTGTAGAAATTAGATCAGACAAACCAATTAAAGTTAAATTTGACGATGCTGATCCTCTAATTGAAGCAAATTGGAATGATGTCAGACAATCACCCTAAATACAATACGGGATAAAGTATAAGTTCGCATGGCGTATCAGTTTAGTGCTACCCCACTATATGTTGAGGAAGGTCAGTCCATCCAGTTTAGGTATGAGGCACCTCCTAGTTACTCGGAAGTTACTAATGTAACTATTGATATTGGTGAGCTCACTATTACTTGGGTTATTGAAACCAAGTTAGAAGATTTTGCTCCAGATCCATTCTTTCTACAGAATATAGATGAAGCAGAAAGTGATGTCATGTATACATATGCACAAACTGCGTTTCCTGATGATGGCGTTGCATATACTGGATTAACTCCTGGAGAACCAGATCCTCTTCGTAGTGGTGAAGAAGTTATTACTATTACTGGTTTAGATCCTGGAACTGAAGCACCATTATCAGTCACATCTAACGTATTAGATCCTAATGACTACGCTTATCGTGTTAATCAATACCTCACAGCAACTAGTTCATATGGTGCTTGGGGTCCATGGACAAGAGCAATTAACCAGACTATTTCTAACCTTGACAGAATTCAAGTTAGACTAAGAGCTTCTTCGGCACCATCTGATACAAAAAATGTTAACGTTGTTGTTGGTACTGGTTCTGCTGAATGGGAAATCACCACAGGTGCTATTCCTATCAACACTCCAAATCCTGCACCTAATTTCGGTAGTTTAAATAACCAAGAGTTGAATGCTCTTGTCTATAGCGACAGACCTCAGATTTTAGGGTTGACAACTCAAGCACTTATGACTGTTGATAATAGTGCTGAAATTGCTGTCTCTAATTTCAATACAACATTTACAAATGCTGATGGTTTTGAAGTTTTATCTAATATTATTGGTACATGGGGCAATAATAAAACAGTTCAGAATGGTCAATATGTTCAATTAAGAGGAACTAGTTCTGGAAGTGAGTTCTCGCCAAAGAATTTTAGTGTAACTATTGGTGATGGAAATGGTATTTCTGGATGGATAGTGACGACAGGTGCTGGTCTTGATGAAAATCCTAATAGTTTTGTCTTCCAAAATCTCGTCGAACAGATTCCTGGTAATGTTAATTATAGATCAACTGTTCAATCTGGATCGGCATCTAGTGGCAAAGCATTAGTTGCTGGTCTAACTCCTGGTATATTTGTTCCTGTTTCTTTGAGGAGTGGTGACACTACATCTACAGCAAATCCAAGAATTAGTGTTAATGGTGGATCATCTGGTATTATTAGTAACATTCAAGTTCAAAATGGTGATATTATTGAATTAGTTCTTGATGGTAGTAATGATATTAGTAATCCCTTGCTTCCTGGTCAAGGATCAACAAAAATGGGTATTAATGTTGGTGATAGATTTGTCCCAACATGGTCTATTACTAATTGGACTGGTCCTGATACTAGTCCATCTTTTACTCCAATCAATCAAGTTTTAAATAGGACTCCTGGTGGAGCGAGTGTGATTGGACCTATAGGCTTGACAAATTTCAACTTACCGATTACAATATCAGCATCCAGTCTAGTTGCCTATAATGAGTTTAATTTTGCTACAGGCGAAAACATCGGTAACGTATTGTTCTCTCTTAATGGAGACACACCAGCACCTGGACCTCGTACATTGAGTCCTGATCCTGGTAATAACCCAGTATTTGTAACGATTATTTACCAACAACCAGGTAATGCTAATTTAGATCCAGTTGTAGGACTATCTCATTATGGTGTAGCAGATATTAGTTTTGGAACTGCAGCGCCATTTACACTTAGATCTGTAAACTATGCAGTAAAACCAGTTCCTCCATCATATCTTGGTGTTTGGTATTCCGAGAAGAATGCATTCTTTGCTGAAGAAGCATGGGAAGCAGTATCTAATTCAGATCCTGCAAATGCCAAGAGTTTTTATAGACAACCCAAGCATGATGGTTATGCTATTGGTACTGTATTACCTGTACCTAGAGAAACTATTGCAGATGATGGTAACTTTGGTTATGGTGATATCGACATTAGATTCCCTGGATTCCTTGAATGTGATGGAACTTCAGTAGCAGCAGCAGAGTATCCTTGGTTATGGGAATCAATTGGTAACACCTATGGTGGAAATGCAACCTATATTAGTGCATCAAAAACATACTCTGGTAATTTCAACTTACCCGACTATCGTAATGTTAGAATGGTAGGACCTGGTAGAGTAGACTTTAATAAAGGATCATCTCCATCTGTTCCTGTTACTTCTGCTGGTGGTAGTGCAGAACTTCCTGGTTCTACTGGTGGTTGGTGGTATTTTGATGATGTAGATGTTTCTGCTGCCCCTGATCCCTTAGAACAGGTTATTGCACCAGCTGGACAGACTAGTGGAACAGAATCTTCGTTCTATACATTAGGAACACCAAGAACATTTGGTACAGAATTAGTAACTACTGAAGTTGACTTTACTGTTACAGGTAATGTTAATGCTAATGTTGGTCCTGTGACTAGTGTTTCTGTTCGTCCACCACAACATGAACACCAATTTATTACTGGTCAACCAGAAGATCCTGATGGTGATCCTGTTATTCCATGGAATATTTACGCATATCTACGTACTGCTGCAAGCGGATCACAAAGTTGGAATGGTCAAAATGATAGTAAGGATGACGCAGTTGATGATGGTTACTGGGAAGATGCAAATTTCTGGAACTATGCTGATGCAGACAGAGAATTTAGTAGAGCAGGTCGTGGTTCTTTAGAAGATGTATTGCCTGGATCTGGTAGTACAACAGTTGCTTTCGGTAACTATTGGGGAACTCCTGCTGGTGATCTGCAGTCTGAAGCAAATAGTGATGGTAAGGGTGGTTCATTCTCACCTGATAGATTTTCTGCTATTGGTGCATTCACTCAAGATGCTGGTGTCATTGATACAACTGAAGGAAGAGCAAGAATTAAAAACTATCTATCCATCTACACAGGAACATTGACTCACGCACACTTGTTAGGTACTGATCCTGTATTAGATCCACAAAATGATTATACTTATGGTAATGTAAATGGCGATGCAGTTGCATATAGATCTGGTCTTGCTACGTTTAATTCCACATTTGACTTACAATTTAGTCAAAGCGACGTTCAAATTGAACTTAATCCAGCAACGTTTAGTTGGAATAACTCAACCAAACCAATTCCTCAAGCAAAAATGAATCCACAAAGGAAGGTTCCTATCCTAGCACCCTTCCACAAAATCAAATATATAATAAAGGCATACTGAGTTTTAAATAATGGTATCGAATACATTATCCAAGAAGGTCCAAGAATGGAGACCTTTAGAATTAATGATGAATGAGCAGATTACAAAAGCATCCTTTGATGACTTTATTGGAGTTTGGGACAACTTTGTACCTGAACCATTTTGCGATAAATGTATTGCATGGTTTGAGCATGTGATGAATGGCAATAGTTCAAGTGTTGATTTTGAGGAACTAGAAAGAGATTTTGGATCAAAAACTGATACCGAATATGTAGATGAATTTAAAATGGATGGTCACATCCAATATGGTAGTAATTTGTATAGAAAAGATCTTTCACTTCTAGCAAATTATTGCAATGATGGACTAAGTTACCAAGTTAATCAGTTTCTGAAGTCTTGTCTCAAGCATTATATCAGTGAGTACGGACAATTAAAAAATGTTCCTATGCTTTCAAGTGATATTAAAATGCAGAAGACACTACCTCAAGGTGGATATCATCAATGGCATTATGAAAACTCTGCTGCATCACATGCACAAAGAGAAGTTGTGTGGATGATTTATCTTAATGATGTAGATCCAGAGGCAGGTGGTGAGACTGAGTTTTTGTATCAAGGTAGAAGAATTAAACCAACAAAAGGCACAGTTGTATTCTTCCCTGCTGGCATGACACATGTACATAAAGGAAATACCCTTCTTAAAGATGATAAATATATTTTGACAGGATGGTATATTAAAACGCACCTAGCATGACCTCAACAACACCAAAAATCAAAAGACCAATCCTTCAAGTAGATTTGGTTAATAATACCATTCTAACTGCACCGATTGATCAAGTAGATATCAATGTAGATGCTGCGATGACTCGCACTAAATTCAGTGACGAATTGAAGGCAAAGTTCTACGAACAAATTGATTCTTTTTGGCATACTGATGAAGATCTATTGCTATTCTTTGCTTACAATAGTGATGACACCTTTTATGCACAGAGAAACAGACAGAAGTATGATTTTGCTTCTGAATCTAGTTATTGGAATGAATATCAGTTTAAAGGTGGCACAGTAGAACAAGCAAAAGCAGTTTACAATACTGCTTTGGCATTGTTTATTGCTGCTGCTGGTGTTAAAACTGCTGCTACATTAAAGAAACTTGATGGTGTTGAAAAAGAATATTCATTCTTTGATGCAAAATGGTTGAAGAGACTTAGAGAAAAAAGAATGATGCTTAGTGCGTCTGATTGGCATGTATTGCCTGACGTTGAGGATAGTTATGAGGGTGAAAAGCAACGTTGGATGGACTGGAGAGCAAAAGTTAGAGCTATTGGTATCCCCAATCCAAAAGATTTCCCATCACCATTAGATTTTGCTAAATCATTGTATCAACAGGTGTTCCCTATTGATCCTAAGAACTATCTCAAACTATATCCAGATGGTAAATTGGAAGATGGTGTAACTGATGCACCTGCATTCATGGATGCTGATGATGCTTCTCAGTGGACAAATTACGATGATGATGCATCATCCGATTTCCTTGACAGCAGAATGCTAAGTCAACTGATCTATGCTAGATCTAGAGTTACATCAACAAAACTTATCAAGAAAGAAATTCTTGATATTATTAAAGAAATGAAGGTAACAGAAATCTATCCTGATTTCGACTACGAACTATTCAAAGAAGAGGAAGAAGAGGATTGATATGATTTATGAAAGTGAACTTCTTGATAGTAAAGAACTATCAAGAATCAATAGTTATTTTGATGATGCACCAACCAAACCAGGATTAGTAAAGAGAGATGGCAAACATCAGGTTAATCCTGATGTAAAGGACAACCACATCATACAACAAACTTCCCCTCAGTTCAGAAAGTGTTTGGATGTTGTTCAAACAGCAATGAGAAATAATGAAGAATTCACATCAGTGTATATCTTCAAAGAACTCACTGTTCCTATTTTTGCAGAGTATAGAACTGGTGGGTTTTACAATAAGCATATTGATGATGTCACTATTTCTGGTATCAAGACACATCATAGTATTAGCATATTTCTTACCGAACCTGACGAATATGAAGGCGGGGAACTTATGCTATCAGTAGGAGATCAATCTGTACCCTTTAAACCAAAAGCAGGTAATGCATTAGTATACCCAACTGGGTTGATACATCATGTTAATCCTATTACAAGTGGCAAACGTCGTGTTGTTATTTTGTGGGCAACTAGTATTATTGATGAAACTTTCTTGCGTTATCAATTAATCGCACAATCTACAGCAACTTTAGCAGCAATGAAAGCATGTCCTGATGCACCAGTAGACACATTCTTGCCATTTGAACAAATTAGAGCTAACTTTATTAGAGAATATGGAGATCTACGACCAAAC